GCTTACGATGATGGTAACGCCTACAATCAACTAGGCATGATTTATCAAGATCCTGATACAGTTAGTAATACTGCTAAAGTCTTTGATGCCACCGTTCAAAAGTTTTGGGGATTTAGATTTTTATTCAACCCTACCTTTTGGAACTATCAGATTAGCGCAAGCAACAACGTTGACTGGACAAGAAAGAATGAAAACAACGCCGTATTGATTACAAGCGGTGTTGGTGGGACCATGTCTTTAAGATTAGTTATAGATAGGGTAGCTGATATGAACACTATGCGTAGGTGGTATCTAGACGGAAGACGCAACGTTATTGGCGCACCAACCTATCCTAAGAGCCTATCTGCAGAGCAATGCGAAGGAATACTTCGTAGAGGTACTGAGTATGACCTTGAATACATGTTCCGCGTATTTAATGGTAACCCAGAAAAATCCACTTTATTGGGTGCTCCTGTAGGAAGTCTAGAAATGTCTACGGCAAACCTTGGGTACGTAACCTCTCTACCATTTGTATTAAAGTTAAACGACCAACAACGCTACAAAGTTATCCTTTCTAGTCTTACAGTTCAACATGATCTGTTTACACATGAAATGATTCCTATTCGTACATTAGTAGATCTAGGTGTAGAACGCATTCCAGACTTCTACAGCGAAAAGGGTAAATACTTAACTATTGATTCTAAGACAAAGCTTATTCAAACTTTGCCTTCAGGCGCAACCAATACTGGTTCTTCTGGTTCTTCAACTCCTAGAGGGGCGGTACTTCCATAATGGCTGTTTACAGATCTTCTCGATACTTTACTGGTGATGCTCAACAAATTAAAAACAAAACTACTAACTTATATAACTGGACTGTTTATCGTAAATTTCCAGAAAGTGTTCGAATTAATTATATTAATTACACTTGGGTTGAAGGTGATCGTATGGATTACCTAGCGGACATTTATTTAGGTAGTGGAACTTTATGGTGGAAAATCATGGACGTTAATCCTGATATTGAGGATCCGTTTAGCATACCAGCAGGAACTGTTATAAGAATTCCTAGGGGTTAATATGGCAACACCATTAAATCAAAATCCTAGGGCGTTACTTCCTATAGAACGACCAACAAGTCGTACAGTGTCTTTTCAAAAATCCCCTGATTTTCCGTTAACACTTCTTAGCGCTAAATTAACTCAAGAGTTAGATTCTCATGAAATTTTAGTATTAAAGTTTGCTGGAAAAGTAAACGATCAAGAGTCCACAGTTGTTTCTGGTGACCCGGTAAGCTTTACATGGAGCAGTGGGTTAGAAACGTCTACTTTTGTAGGATACGTACACAGCATTAAACCAACCACCCTTGAAGATAACGACACTGAGATATACTGTGTATCCCCATCATATCTTTTAAAAAATACTGATCAAACAATCTATAAAAACGTAACAGCAGATACCGTTGTATCTAAAATTGCAGCAAAGTACGGTTTAAAAGCTACAACTCAAAGACATCCTAGAGTGTTTTCTTCAATAACTCAGGCTGGTCAAAGTGACTGGCAGTTACTTAGAAGTCTAGCAATGCAAACAGGTTTTGCGTTAAAAACAGAAAAAACTAACATATACTTTATGTCTAAAGATAAACTTGCATCGTCCAGTAAACTTTCAGCTCCTTATTTTTATGTTGAGGACGCTAATCCATTGTCAACAGTAGCTTCTTTATTTGGAACTATTTATAGCTTTACGCCATTTATTTCAGATGAAGCTCCAGACATGTTTGGTGCTACCGTAGATCGTGTAGTAAATGGTATTCATGAAACCACAGAGGCTCCTATCAGCACAACGCACTCTTCAAATCCAGGATCAAAATCAACACTCGGAGCAGTAGTTCCTAGCCAAGCCTTTTTAAATGGAGAAATGTAATGGCTACTACCCACTCATCCTCTACTAATAAAGCCACTTTTTTAAAACACTTGCCTTTTGAAAGTGCCACAAACCTGTCTGATGCAAAGTACATAGCAACAGACCGTGCAGAAGCTCACAGGTATAAGTATCGAGCAACGGCTGTACTAGCGGGAAATGCCGGTGTTAAGGTGGGACAACTTATCTATCTAGACAACTTGTCTCAGGGCATGTCTGGTTATTGGACAGTTCTTAGGGTTGATCATATTTTTGGTAGCGGAAATGCGGCTTACCAGTTAGAAGTACTCTTAGGAACCGATAAACTAAACGATGTGTCAACAACTATAGGAAACAACACAGAGGTTAGAGATTTTTCGGCTGAGCTAGCCGGGCAGTCTTTAAACCCTGGATCATCTATGTTAAATGATTATTCTTTTGGAATAAACGCGGGAAAAGTAGAGTCCTCTGCCTCGTACGCCCCATCCAGTAAAGTGGTTAAAAAATCATATGCTCCTTCCGCACCAACAAGTTATACCCCTAATATTTATAAAGATGAAATACCTAACTTTTCTTCTGTAAAACGAACTGTTACCTGGGTGGCTAAATAATGGCAATTGGATCAAGCGAACAGGAGTACATGCTAGACCCTCAGGGTAGGCCAAGATTCTTTGGGCTCTACGAAGGTACAGTTGTAGATATAAACGACCCTTTAAAAAAGAATCGTATAAAGCTTTCAGTTACCGTTACCGGTAAGGAAGTAACTAACTGGGCTAAACCCCTATTGCCTATTACGGTTAATTCAAATCACCCCGATCATCAAGAACATACTGCTGCTCAGATAGCCGCCTTGTTAACAACCACCTCCGCCACAGTGACTTCCGCCTCAGGAGGCAGCCCTTCTCATACCCATTCAGTAACTGTACCTGCGCTTACCGTGGTAGCAAAGGCAGGGGCTGGTACCCTAAAGCATCCGCATAAAACTACTGCAAACACCACTAAAAAGTGGAATGACGCAACGGACATTTCAGCTACTGAGGAGCACACTCTCCACAGACTGTTACCTAAAAAGGGACAAAAAGTCTGGGTAATGTTTGTTGCGGGATTAGCAAACGAACCAGTATGGGTAGGAGTACAGGAGCCTAAATGATAGCCATCTCATTTCCGTATACCTTTGACCCATTTGGAGTAGTAGATACCAGCTCGGATCAAACAAAAATTTATCAAGATCGAATCCTTACTTTGCTTTCAACTATAAAGGGGGAGCGTCCTATGCGCCCCACTTACGGCACAGACGTTGCTAAAGCAATGTTTGAAAATCAGGGTAACGCTAAAAAGTCTATAGATCAAGCTATTAGATCAGCTATAGCCCAATGGATTCCTGAGGTTGAGATTGCAAACGTAAACGTAACCCTATTTGACGAAAGTGGTCGAGTAGGGGTCGAAGTAAACGTAGTGTTGCCTGACTTTACGTCTACAACCGTAAATATTCTAAGTACAACCCTTAACCCTGACGCGTCTACAACGAGGTGATGATATATGACTAACGAAGTTCCCTATCAAATAGATTACACATCTAGAGACTATAACTCTCTAGTTACTGACTTAACTAGTCTTGTAAACGTACGGACTGGCTATAACTGGACCGCAGATAACCCTAGTGATCTAGGCACAGCAATCCTAGAGTCGTTTGCCTATATGGGCGACGTTATGTCCTACTATATTGACAGAGTTGCTAACGAGCTCTCAATCGACACCGCAGCCAGAAGAAAAACACTTGTGGATCTAGGAAAACTATTTGGTTACAGAGTATCCGGTCCCACACCTGCTAGCGTTTCAATTCGTTTTGAAAACCTAAGCGATTCTCCGATTGACATTCCTGTAGGTACTCAAGTATTGGCTACTCTTCTTTACGGAGATTACACAGAGGTTTACTTTGAAACTACTGAAAGCGCTGTTCAGCTAGCAGCTGGAGATAACATATCTTTATTGGCTAAAGAGGGAAAGACAGTAAATACAGACCGTCCGGACTTAATTAGCTCTACTACTAATAAACCACTTCCTGTAAACCTTGGAAGCTCAGCTGGAACAGCTGAACAGTATTTCCAACTTCTTGAACAAAATATTGTAGATAACTCAATTGTTGTCTACGTAGGCCAGGGTGAAGCATTTGCTCCTTGGGAGTTCGTTGACACCCTGTCTGAGTATGGGCCACAAGCTCTAGTATTTACAACAAGTATTGATGAAGATGGGTACACCTCTGTAGTATTTGGAGACGGAATAAATGGATCTATTCCACCATACGGGCAAGTAATTAGCGCCCTGTATAAGGTTAGCGTTGGAGCTTCAGGAAATTTAGCAGCCAACACTATTGAAGAAGTTACTTTTATCCCTGGAAATAATACCCCTGAAATTGTTGGTTACTTATCTGTAACTAATAACTCGCCAAGCTACGGCGGAGCAGATGGGGATGATAACTCTCAAATTAGGTCTAAAGTAAAGAGCGCAATTTCTGCACAAAGACGAGCAGTTACTTTAAAAGACTACGAAGCACTGGCTAGTTTAGTCCCACAGGTTGGAAGAGTTAGAGCAGACTCAAGTATTTATACATCTGTAAATCTTTATCTTCAAACTCAAAATGATGGCTCAGTTACACCCGGCCTAATTAGTGGAAGCCCTACTTTAGCTTGGGATTCAGTTGCAGCAGATATTGAGTCTTACATGGAGTCTAAGGTACCAGCAGGAACAACTCTTACAGTAGTTGCCCCTACCTATGTAGATTTTTATGTAACCGTATCTGTTACTGCTAAACCTTCCTATAGAAACACTGAGATTGCAAGAAATATCCGGGCAGCTTTTATTAATCCTGGTGGTCTATTCTCATACGAAACAGTTGACTTTGGGCAAACTATTTCCTTCTCAGCAATTATTGCTAGGGCGCAAGGAGTAGACGGAGTTATATCCGTAAACGTAGATAAGTTTAATATTGACGACTCAGCCTCTGTACTTACTTCAGGAGTGGATTTAGCTACTGGAGAAATAGCTATCCTTCAAACCACTAATCTGGTCATTAACGTGACCGGCGGTTTGTCATGACAGTAGACCAAACATACTAGAAAATAGACTAGACCCAATAGATAGGTAGTGAGATGCCAGCACAGTACCCCGCAGCGGTAAGAACCTTTACTAACAAGGTAGACCTTGTAGACACCGTATTTGCCGACCACGTAAACATCCTGCAGGATGAAGTTCGTGCTGTAGAGGCAACCCTAGGTAACCAGATCTTGGTATCTACCTACACAGGTACCTTTGTTCAAACAACCTCATGGTCAACCGTTAATGCACGCTTATCTAATATTGAGGCTGGTTTAGTAACTGGTGTTGTAGGCTCACCTTACTTTAAGAAGACTGGAGATACAATCTCTCCTGCTTCCGGAAGCATTGCTCTTGGATTAAAAACAACTGCTGGATCAGCAAACTTACTTGAGTCTAGAAATGCAGCAAACACTTTAAGATTTAATATCAATTTTGACGGACTTCCAAAGGTTGGAACCGCAAACGTTTTGTACGTCGGTAGCTCAGAGTATACTGCTCTTAACTCAACAGCAACTGAAGCAAATCAAACTGCTCAAGGAAACCCATTTAATCCATTCCTACTTGCAGGCATGTAAGAAACTATTAGGGGCATAACAAATGGCTAAGTATGGTTTTGGTACGTACGGAATACCAAAGTACGGTGAAGTAGACGCAAACCGCCTCTATTACTCTTCCGGTATTTTTGGCTGGTCGTACGACTATCAAACTATTTCTTTAACCTGGAAGTCTATTTTAAGTGATCCGGATGAAGCGCCGTATGTGCCTATTGCTTGGCGTTTAGTAAGAAGTTATGTTGGTATTCCAGACAACCCATATGTTGGAGATCTATAGATTCTGGTGTTCTTCCTTCAGATTTTAGACTTACATATATTGATGATGACGCTTCTTTAATTGAAAACCATGAAGTTACCTACACAATTTGGGTATTTACAGCAGAGCAAGATGGTTTTGGAAACATAACTTCTTATGAAGATAGCCGTTGGATTAACTGCGGAAGCACAGTTGTAAACACTGTAGCTCAAACTAAAACAGGCGAATATTTTAAACGATGGTTACCAGCAGTTTGGTTAAATGAATCTAGTGGTGTTGGGGATGCAACCGGCGAGGCAGAAGAAACAGCTTTAAGTGCAGTAATTGATGCTTACAGTTTTGAGTACGACAAGCTTAGGGTGCAAGCAAACTTACTGCAAAACTACGCAGATGCAAGGAACATACCCTCTAAGCTTTTAAAAAATAAAGTAACAGACCTGGGATTCTTATATGAACCTTCTTTAGGAGATACTTATCACCGGTCTTTGTACAAAAGCGGAAACTTTATTAACTCTCTAAAAGGAACTACCTCTGGCATTACAGCGTATGCAACCGCCCTAACACACTGGGGAGCTTCTGTAGAGGCAGGTAGAAATTTAATTCTTGACTACAACGATGCTTCTTTTGAAGAAAGTACTGGCCGTTGGGCCACCTCTAGTTCTGGAGTTACTCTTGCCTATCAAAAGTACGCCACAACCCTAGCTACCTTGGGAGAAGTAATCCTACCTCCAAGCACACCACTGGTTAGAAATGAATGGCCAATGCGTGAAGTTGGGTG